CGCCTCATGTATTTCCTTGATACTGAAATCTTCCGGCTTCATCAAAGGCTTTTCGTCTTTTTTCGCCTCAGTAAGTTCTCTAAACTTACCTGCCATAAACTTCTTGAAACCACCACTGTTTTCAATGTGTTTCTTAATCTTATTCACAATAGTTAAACTCCTTTTTAACTCTAAACCCTTTCTTTGGTATTTAGCTACTAAACAATTATCTACCTATTAACTCTGTCCGGCTATGGTGTTCATCATCTTTTGCGGTACCAGTTTACAAAGCGTTCCAGCTCCCTCAGCTGTAGTATGGGCCTTAACACAAACAGCAATTGGACTTGTATAGGTGGTTCCCATTGGGTCAACTTCATCGTCAATCCCATACCACGAAGAACCTGCCCACGAAGCACAAGCTATTTCAAGCAAGTCACCGAAGGAAATCGCTGCCGCTGAAGACTGTTGAAATTCATAAATCGAATCGAGACTGACATCAACCAAAACATCTTCAGTATCACCCACTGCCGAAGCTGTCTCAGCTATACCAACAAAAATTGCGGCAGCAGCAGCTTGTAGGTCAGCCTCATTACTGGCATACGTATCCTCGACATACACCAAACTTGGCGTAGTGGCTAAACCGCTCGCCATCAAAACCATATCACCTTTTTCAATCACCGTAGCAGAAGCAACCGGCATTTGTACTAACTGCCTTTTCCCCCTACGATACCTATTAGTATTACTCATCTCATGTGCTCCTTTACATAATCACGTTTACAGTTACAGTTAATCGCCAAAAACCTTACTCGGTTAGCGGTTTTACTTTATTCCAACGATCCGTCTTTTAAGTCTGCCGCAATCTCTTCGGCAGACTTTTCGTTTGCAGACTCTTTGTGCTGACGTTCTCCGTTGTCTTTAACACCCGGCTTGCCGGTTATGGCACAAAACCTGTCGTCAATCTGCTCAGCGATCTTATCTTCAAGCTTCTCACCTTCTTTGACCGAAATGGTCATCAGTGTTTTCTTAAAGACCTCAGTCTTAGCCTCTTGCGGCAATTCGCTCTCTTCGAGCATCTTGCCGATAGCAGCTTCCTTTGCTACCAGAGTCTCCTTGACTTCCATCTCGTCAAGCTTTTTTTGCAGCTCGTCTTTTTCCTTTTTCAAGCCCTCATTTTCCTTGATGTTTTTCTCAACTTCCGCATTTCTTGACTCTTTGCCGTCCTCCATCAAGGTATTGACAAGGTCTTTTCTGGCCTCTTTAAGACCAACCATCGTTACTTCCGAATAATCCATTTCCGGTACTCCTTTACCTTTACTGTCATTCAATTTATTCTCATAAAACCCGTTATTCGTAGCCGGTTCGGTTACCACATCAACGCTTACAACTTTTTCAATGGACTCTACGACTTCCACGCCGTTTTCCCTGTGAAATTTACCAAAAGCGTTATGGCTCATTCCCGCTATATCCGGCACATTACTTGCTATCTCATAGGCAAGCTTGCCACCTTCAGTATTAAGCAGTCGAATATCCCCCCTGATTTTCCCGCCATCGAAACGGGCATTTTCAATCTTACCGGCCAAATCCCTCGTACTTCTCCATCCCCTCTTCTCATCACTCTCGTTAGGATGGTCAATATAAACCTTAGCACCCTCGTACTTATCCACCCCACCCTTCAACGCCTCACCTGTATATCGCCTGCCGTTCCTGCTTATCTGTCCCACCAGAGCAGCGTTCTTAATTATCCTCTTCTCGGTATCTACGGATATTTCTAAAAACGCCCCGTCAAATTGATTCTTAATCTCTCTTAGCTTCATCTTCAAAATTCCTTATGGCAATAAAAAAAGGGGTCTCAACGTTAAAAAACGCTGAAACCCCTTATCTGGTAGTTTCAAAAATTATTCAGTTTTTAAGACGGTCTTAAATTTTCCTCTTTGCGAGTTATCTTCCCATTTTCAATCTGACCGTTATATATCTTAAACTCAACATGCAAAGAACCATACTGCAATTCAAAAGCCTTTTGCTTTATCTGCTCTATATATATTAAAAGTCTATCTGGTTTATTTTGCAAGTCTTTTTTTTGATTATTTTTTAACTGCTGCTCTGACATAAGGTTATCGCTCAATAAATTTTTAATAATTTTTAGGTTTTAAGCTACTACTTTTTGTGTTTTCACAAATTCCGCTGGTGTTATTGCAAAGCTAAGCTCTTCGTCCGGCACTTCCGCAAACACCGGCTCAGCATAGCACATGCAGTTCGGATGGTATGGAATCATCGGCGGACTATCTTTAGGGAAAAACTTACCGCTTACATACTCATCATACGGAGCCGGATTATCACTGCCGACCCTGCTGATAAAACCTTTTAGCCAATTCTTCTTCTGAACGTATCTAACCGTCCCTTCGTGGAAAGCCCTTGCGTATTCTGTTCTGGCTAATCTTCTGGCGTTTCGATAAGCCGACCTGTAAACCCCTCTGCCCGGGTGATATGCCTTTGCCGGTTTACTTAACACCAGCTTGCCGTCTTTTCTCACCCTGTGGAATCTTGCGTTCGGTTCCGCTAAATACGGTCTTATATCCCTTGCAACTTTATTGACACTTTCACCTAACAACACACCTGTATTGACACGGTTCCTGATTAGCTTCTCAGCATCCCAAGTAATATCCCAAACCTTCTGCGAAAAAGTTATCCTGCCATACTGCGTCCTCATCAGAAAATCCATTGCATCAGAATTGACCCTGCCCCACATACTCGCCCGCCAGCGTTCCTTACTGACATCATAAGCCCTTATATTGCCGTCTTTACCTATAAAGCTGCTGCCAATACCCAGCTTTGCGTTTCTCGGCAGTTCCATATTCTGCAAGGCGTAAATCTGCGTCTGCATACCGAAATTGGCACTCTGCCTCATACCCTTTTTGGTCTGGTCCAACAGCGAAGGTCTTAATTGCCTGATAATCCCACGAACACTATCAGGTTTAGGCTTTACATCACTGCCTAACAGGGCTATCAGCCTCGCTGGTGGCAGTTTCCCTTCGATAGAGTATTTGGTTAGGGTCTTTTCGATTTTGTCAGCAGCAGCACTCAGCAGGGCGTAAACCTCTCTCTCCTGCTTAACCGTATAATGTAGCCAGTCCTTGCGGCTTTTAAGAACGGCTTTACGAATTGTTTCCTGATTGTTCATCTAACTTTTCGCCATACTCTTTCAAATCTTCTTTATATCTGCGTGTCCGCAACTTAGATTCCTTTGTTTCTATCATACCAACAAAAGGTATATGCTTCGATTCTCTATTCGGCGGTGCTGGCGGTGGTTTTGGTCTAAATTTTATTTCCGGTGGTTTTTGGTTTGATTCCTTTTTCCTTTCACGCTCTCCTCAATAGGCTCACCGTTTTCAGACGAAGCAAAAAGAACTTCGCCTGCCAGCGTCCTAACAACCACCCAATCATGCCCAACAGCTTCGACTCTTTTATCCTCATAGCAATCACCGCGAAAGTAAACATTACAAAAACCTGCTAATACTTGACCTACTTTCAATCCATTACTCATTTCAAGCCCTCCAAATACTCAGCGGTTAATCCTTCACCTAAAGCGTCAACGAAATTCGGGTCTCTATTCAGCCGGTAGAACAATCCTTCATCTTCGTTTCGCAGGATAAACGTGCCATTCTTATCAACCCCGCAATAAACAAAGCCCTTTTTTAGCCATGGCCTCACGATCTTCGGTGCTTTGGTTTTTGCTATAGGCACTGTAGTGAAAACATTACCATCTTCTTTATTCACCTCGCCCTTGTTTGGATTGATCGCTTTTGGCTCCAGCTTATCATCGGCCTTAGCCTCTAACTTTGCCAACTCCTGTAACTCCTCAAAGTCAGCATCTATACAGTAATCGCCGTGCTCATCGAGTAACTTATCTCGCAATTGTTCGAGCCGTTCTCTGTCCTTAGCCTTTAGCTCTGCCATATTCAAAATCCCTTTCAAACCAAAACCTTATCATCTTTATCATAAGCCCTTATCTGGCCTCTTAAGACCAACCTGTTGAAATTTTTTACTGCCTGCTCCACACTATTTTCCATCATTAACATCCTCTGCCGCAGTTGCCTTTTCCATTCATCTGTGCGTTGCTTCTTTTTCTGGCCCACACTTAAATCCTCTTAATTATGTATATTCCGGCTCATCATCCTGAGCACGATCCTTTTCTTTTTTGCCTTCTATATCAATCTGGGCCTGTTCATCCTCATAGTCATAACCCAACTTGGCCGATATTGTCTTATCAGAAGCCCAATGGTTCATCTTGTGTATCTGGTATGCTGTTGTATCCTGCTGCAAGTCCCTGTGAACCATCGATGCGAAATTAACACTGCAATTCTCGCTCGCATTCTGCGGTATAGCATTTGCTTTTTTACCGAACTTAATAACCTTCTCAAATATTTCCTGAATAAGCCCGCTCACAATATCCTGCCAGCTTTCTATCGCCTTGATCATCGGGCTCTCAGCAACCAACGCCGATGCAAAATTCTGGTTTGAATAATCGCCGGTAACTACACCCTCAACCAATTGCGTACCCTTGCATATCATCCGCTCGATATTTCTGCCGTCATCTTTCGTATCCGAAGCATTGATATTGAGATTCTTAAATTCATAATCCACACCCTTAGCCACAATAGTACTACCCGGCTTAGGCATTTTTTTGCTTGGTGTACTGCCTGAAGGTGTGGAGCTTTCGTTTTGGAATTTTGCCTTTAACCCTGCCGCTGACAATTCCCCCGTTGGTTTTATCACGAAATGGAAAAAACTACGTATCCGGTTAAGCCTGATACGGTCATCCAACCAAAGCTGATAATTTTTCAGATACTTAGCTATACCTATAAAGAAGCTCTTGCCCCTCTTCTCGTTGCTATCACAGAGTATCTTGCCATGAACAATCTCATCGGCTTCGATTACATCGGTATGTTCAACATTGCCCTTAAAAAAGCACCGGTGATACCTCTGCACCGTTTCAACATCATCGGGGTCTGTTTCTATTCCGTAGCTGTGTGTGTTGGATTTGTCTTTTATCTCTTCGGGGTCAATAAATCTTAGCGTCTGATATTCGGCTGTTTTACTCTCTGGGTTCTTCTCGTCCCCATACTCGTAGCTGATCTGGCCTGCCGTCTTGAAAAACCGAAGAAAAAACTCACCATCACGCAGAAGCCTTTTCACCAATTCCTTACTCCGCATATCAAAATTATTCTGCTTATCAGCACACCACGCATCCCAATAAGCCTGAGTCTCTTTATCTTCGGCCATAACAGAAGCGTTTTTCCCCAAGATAAAGCCTATCATGGACTCAATCAATCCTCTTGCACCCGGGTCTTTGTAATACAGCTTTCGTGCCTGCTCTCTGAGTGTATCTAAATCCTGCTCGCTGTAACTATCTTTACTGCCGTCAAGTAGTGCCCAATCGCCCTCATCGGTATCCTGAGCAAACTCAGGTGTTGATTCAATCAGGCCGCTTGCTTTTTTGTATACTGTAGCTAAATACTTAGCCTCTTCTCGCTTTGCCGACCAAGCCGGAAATATTTTAGACAACATTTTCTATCTCCCTAAAAAAATAGGGACTATGGGTATCACGGCATACCCACAATCCCTTAACACAACCTTGTTTAATTTCGGAAAATCCATTTTCCTGATATTTGCCTCTTTTCCTTTGCCTTCCCGATTACTTCATTTTTCCTGCAATTGGTTTCCCATGAGTTATAAATCCGGGCGGTAAACTGATTGGACTCGGTTTAATCTTGATCTCTTTATCTTTTCTCAACTCAACTATCTTTTCAAGATAATAACCTTCAGCTTTCATGCAATCAGTGAAAACACCATCGTTATATACACCTATCAATATACCATCACCGTCATACGATATACAATCACAATCTTGATAATCCCTAATGGCCTGACTAACACTTATCTCTGGATTATACCAAGCCTCGCTTGCACAACCACCCACAAAAAGCAACAATCCAATCACAACGCTATTTACAACCTTGTTATCCATACTGCCCCACCACATAAACTTCCGGTTCAATGTATTCTGCCAACATTCGATAAGCACCTGATGTAGCATCACAATTATGAACAAGAATTCCATTAGCAATAAAATTATGCGATTCCTCTACAGTTAAATTATATACATCAGCTTGTCCGGCTTCTGTAACCATAATAACACGTTCTGGAACAAAATTTGGTCTCTTTCTTAAATGAGAAAAACTTTTTCTTGCAAAATTCACAAATAAGCTTATGGCTCGGCTTGCGAATACGAGACCTTTCACAACATAAACGTGAGCAATATTTCTGGTATGTGAAACCTTCAAATTTTTCCCCGCATTGAGGACATATTTTTTCTTCTCTTTTGGCTCTTGCTCTCGCAAGACTTGCTTCTGCATGCTTTCTATGCCATTCTCGTCCTGCATCTGATTTATGCCAAGCTTTGGTTTTCCCCCTAATAGTTTCCAAATGTGTTTTTTGTCTATCCGAACAAATTCCCTTTGTATGATGTGAGGTGTGTTTTCCGCTGAGCATAAGTCGAAGATTTTCAATGTCATTATTGAGCGGGTTTTCATCAAGATGGTGAATGACGCATCCTTCAGGTATTTTACCATTTTCGCTTTGCCATATTGCTCGATGAAGTGATACAGGCGTTTTTTCCCATTCCGAATGATGCCAGTAATAAACCCGATGTGCTCTCTGCTTAGCCTTGGGATACCGATGATATGCTTTGCCGTTAAATATAATCGTTTCTTTTTCCATAACATAATTATATCATCACCGCTCATTGTGTCAAGTGCTACATAGCCTTTTTTTGTAAAAATTGGATGATTTCCTGTTCCTGTAAGTTCAACTCCATTGGCAGCACATAAACGACATACTTGTGCCTTTTTTTGCGTAAGCCCTGCATTAAGAACCTTACGCAAGCCCAAAGTTGTCATAACCAAATCCCCTACTTTGACATTTTCAATGTTCTTTGTGCCATTTTCAACTCTAATTTTTGTCCCCGCAATTAAACATTGATCGTCATGTTTATCGCCTTGTCCTGTAAATTCTACCAGCTCATCGATGTATATGTCAACACCTTTTCCTCTAACAAGATAGAATTTTCCAGCTTCGGCTCTTGCAATCCACGGCAATGCTCTTGTGAGTTTATCTGTATCTTCGTTAAACGCATACAAAGGGACATCCAGCATCTCCAAGTCTGACATTAAATCCTGAAAAAACCCCTTCTGCATACCGGTGGTTGTTACCCCTACCGCCACTTTTTCCTGTTTCGCTATAGCTTTTATCATTTTCTTTCCAACAGGCCACTCAACTTGGTCTCTGACGAATTTCCTGCAATAGACGTTCATATTGCTATCGACCCCCAATTGCACACTGGCTGTATAATCCGCTGAAGTTTTAGCCGTAACTGCCAAATCCCAACACCTCACCCATCGTATATTAGGCGGCAAGTCCTCGGTGTCTATAACCTGTGCCCATTCCCTCTTAAATACCGCTCCACCCGGGGGACTCGGCTGCTGCTGAAACAGGGCGTTCCAGTCATACGTGCCTATACTTGCCTTGATTTTCCTTAAATCTTTAACAGGATACTTTTCAAGCCATAAAGCCTCACCTTCTTTTCGCCTGTCCTCAGCGTGTGAAAACTCCGTCTTTTCATAAGTTGCAGGCAAACTGATCACCTTCCAAGTATCAGCATCCGGATCGGTTTTCATTTTATCAATACACCAACCCGCCAAATCATGCACGTGCCAACGGGTCAAGAGCATTAGAATACGCCCGCCCTTTTCTAACCTTGTCCGGAAAGTAGATTTATACCACTCAATCACTCCCTCTCTAACCGTTTCGCTCTCTGCGTCCTGCCTATTTTTGAATGGGTCATCGATAATAGCAATATCCGCCCCACGCCCTGTCATACCACCGCCAACACCAGAAGCCCTAAACCTACCCTTCTTTCTCACAATCGTAAACTCATTGGCCTGCCTGATAGCCGTCTCATCGTGGCTGTGTCCCTTTGTTACCAGCCTTGTTTTGGGAAATACCTGCGAATAGGAATTGCTTAACATCACCCTCTGAGCGTCTCTACTCATAGCAGAAGCCAAATCAGCGGAATAGCTTGCGAATAGAACCTGTGCATCGGGATTCCTGCCGAAAATATAACCCGGCAATCGTCTCGAACATTGCTCTGATTTACCATGCCTCGGCGGTTCCTGTACCAAAAGATTATACGGCTCATCAGCAGTCAGCCAAACGTCTATCTCATCAGCAACCAGCCTATGATGCCAGTTGGCCTGATATTCACCTTCAAACGTGTATACAGTGAAATTGAGCAGGCTCCTACGGGCAAGCTCAATATCTACCTCCCTGCACCTGTTCTCAACCTCACTGTTTATTTGTTGGATTGTCGGCATCTCAATGTTTACCGCTACTTTTTCTTAGCCTTTTCTGCATTTTCAATAACTTCTCAGTGGACACGTCCTTAAGCCCTGTTTCCTTTGTCTCTATCCTGCTATCAGCCTCGCCCCTCAATAGTAGCTCCAATCTTATCATCTTATCAAGGTCAGCAGCAGGACTCTTGCTCACCTGACCGCCTGCCTGTATAAGCTCAAGTATCTTGCCCTTAGCAAATTGCACAACCTTTAAGTTTTGTGCCAAGCTGTCGGCTAAGCTCTCGTCCTGTTTCTCTTGTGCCTTATGCTGGATTTGTGCAACTCGATTATCCCAGCCTTGCAAATCCCTGTATTTTCTGGCGGTTACATGAGAACATCTACACTTTCGAGATACATACCGGACAGATTGCTTCTCACAGTAAGCCTTGAACATACTATTTAACTTCTTTTGTGTAAGCTTCTTAGCCATTTTAACCTACTGCCTCGCTATAAAATAAGCGGGTATATGGACTCGAACCATCTCTCTCAACTGGATTGTTGAGCGTGTCCCTGTGTCACCTCACCCGCATTTTCAGTCATTTTTATATATTTTAACGCATAATCTGCCATAAGTGAAACAACAGTTGCGTAATTGTGTATCTTCTCCTTTTCGCTTTTCAGGTAATCATTGAGCCAACACCATTCAGAGCTTTTAGCCTTGAGCCTGCCCAATCTGTAATTTGTAAAGTAAGCACCCAAAGCAGAGGTATAAAGCGATATGTCGTTTGAGACTATTATCCCGGGCCGGTGCTGACTTGCCGACAAAACTGTTTCAATGGTAAAATTACCACAACATCCAGATAAAACAGTCCTACCCTCAAACAACTCTGCGTTTGAAGCAAACCAATCCCTTACTTGTTGACACACTGAGCCTATAAACATCCTTGTCTCTATCCTTATTTTTTACAGGTTTAATGTCTGCACACCATACTCATCTCTGAGTATCGCCGCCAATTCCTTTCTATGGCACTGATTAACGTTTGCCTCCATGCACATCAGGCAGATATTTTCTTTCCCTGCGTGTCCAGCTACTCCCTTCAGTGTTTCTATCCAAGTTTCTCTACTTACGCCAAAGCCACCGAGCGTTTTACCCCGCCACATATACTTAATGCCGAAGTTTGCCAGTTCTTTTTCAAGCCTTTGTCTGTTAAAATCTGGCTTTCTGCTGTACGGCCTGCTGCGTAAGTCCACCAAAAGCTGCACCTTGTAGAGTCTCAACTTTTTGATAAAACTCTGCACCGTGTGCCCCTGATACCCGATATTAAAAACTATCGGAGCACTCAGGTTTTTTACACTCTTTCCATCATCCATTTTAAATAAAGTCCCTTGTATCATTTTCCCTTCCCAATTCTGTTTATTTGATATAAGTATAAACGACAAAACGACTTATATCAAGAGAAAAGTGATTTTTTTATTTCAAACCGTCAATTATCGCCTTGCCAATTCGATAGAAATCCTTATCCTGCAACCGCTCTTTTACCACAGCCTTTATTTCATCGCCGATAGTTTTACCATCTTCAAGCTCAACCCCTGATAGATTTTCGACCGCTTCGATTATTGCTCTTGTTGCCGTTTCAGTGTTTTGTAGCGTAGCGTCTTTTTCGCCGATTACGATTTTTTTGCGATAGTTATTATAGACACCTACCGCCGTAGCGATGATAGTGGCGATCAATCCAACAGCAGCCCCCCAAGGCGTTCCGGTAGCTGTAGCCCCTGCACCCACAACCGGAGCTGCCAAACTTACAGCGTCCACCGTCTGATTGAGACTGCTATTGGGGTCAACCATATTTTGAGCGAATTGTTCACAACCAACAACAATCAACAATACCGCAATCACAACAATAATTATTTTCCAGTTCACAATGAAATCCTTTCGTCAATTTTCCTTCCCTGTTTAATTTTTACGTCACCTCGCCTTCGGATATTCTCGGAATCGTAAATCCTCAGGAAACTGGTTTATGTCTTTGACAGCCTTGTTATTGATGTTTAACTGCTTAATGAATACCGGAACACCCGCTTGTTTACATTGGTCAGCGATTGACTGCACCCATTCAATTTTACATTCCCGCTGTTTCGGCCCCGACTCGCACCCGACAATTACCCACTCGATGTCTCTTAAATCCAAGTCGCCTAAATCGGTTATCAGCGGTTCGAGGCTCAGGAATTTAACAGCAGTAGGGATTTTTTGTAACAACTTGGCTCGTCTCCAATAATTAGGGCTTTCAATCGTTACGCCGAGCCAAACGTTGGGGAGATGGTCTATGATTGGCCTAATAAATTTTCGCATCCGCTCCGGTCGTTTTGTAAGCACTTGAAAAGTATGCTGCGGACACACGGCGATAACAGCCATAACCTTTTCAATAAACTCAAACGGTACAGTCTCATGAAACAAGTCGCCCATCGAGCAGACGAAGATTCGCCTCGGCTTTTTCCAGTGCAGGGGTTTTTGGAGGGTTGGTTCATCGCAGATGGTTTTGCCGTTCCAGTGTCCAGCGTCTTCGTCAACCAACCTTGTACGTTGGTGCAAGACTTCTTGATATTTTTCTTGCCCCATACAGGCCAGCCGATAAGCCATCTTCTCGGCATAGCAGTTCTGACAGCCAGCGGAAACCTTTGTGCAGCCGACAACTGGGTTCCAAGTTGATTCAGTCCATTCGATTTTACTATCTGTGCCCATTTACTTATCCTTCCCTAACACTTTGATATAAATTTCTGTTCTCGGCTTATCGGAGTAAATTTTCCTTGTCAATCCTTCACAAACAAGAGAATCATCACGCCAAAATACATTCGTTAAAGCATCCATAACCAGCTTGCGAAGGTTGTCTATATCCGGCCTTTTCGTATGGTTTATCGGAGACGAGCTTTTCAACTTTTCTGCATTTTTACCTGTCCCATAATGCCCCTTGGGCCGGGGCATATAAAAATATAGGTCAACTCTCAGTGGGCAATCTAAAAGTTTTTCAGGTGCTTGGTCCTGTACGATTGCACGAAGGTTACTCTTGTCTTTGGCAGACGGATCGACCTGTATCGGGTACGGTAACAGCCTGCCTCCTTTGCCCTTGGTGTATGTTCTGTGGCGGCCTTGTGTTTTCGGATCACCCAAAATTATGAGTTTGTAATTATATTCATTCATTCCTTTATCCCCACAAAACAAACTGGTGGTAATGGTATTGACTTCTTTTTGCAACAATGTTTTTACTTGATCAATGTCTTTCATTCTTTAATTCTTTAATTCCTCTAATAAGTCAATCGCTTTCTGTAGCTGGGGGCTGTAACCGCCTTGCGAGCCTTCTTCAAAATTCCGCTTAGTCTCATCAGCCCGCCACCTCATGTCCGTGACCATCCATTCAAGAGTATCAATTATTCGCTTTCTCATGTCTTTGTGCATTGTTTCGCCTTTTGTTCCAGAATCATTTTTTCTAACTGGCTTACCTCCAGTTTGTTTTTACGGATAGTTACACCTTTGAAGGTTATAAACGGAGCCGCATCTTTGAGTAATTGAAAACAGTCATCACAGACAATAACATTTGGTCGTATAGAATTGTTCGCAGGTTTTCGGCATACAAAACAAACTTTAGGACGCTCTGTGTTTTTTGGCTTGCTCTTATCCATAGCAAGTTCGAGTTTGTCGAATTTCTCCCGTAGCCGTGCTGTAGAAAGTATATTGTTTTGCCAACCGTTCCATCTTCCGTTGCCAGTGTCGGCTTGTGCCCAGCGTATTACTTGTTCAATTCTCTCCGGACTTCGCTTGTCAAGGCGTATCATCTTGTCAATATAACTTGGCCATGTTTGCAGGTTTGGTCCTTTGAAATCTGGTTTGCGTTTTTTAATCTCTTCAAACAACAATGAAGCAAGTCGAAACTCATCAGAGTTTTGACAATCTTCTTTTATCTTATCTTTACTTATACTTATCTTATCTTTACTTATACTTATCTTATCTTTACTTAACTTATCTTTACTTAACTTATCTTTACTTATACTTAACTTAACTTTACTTAAAGGAGAGTTCTCAGGAGTTGATCCGGAGTTCTCAGGAGTTGATCCGGAGTCCGCAGGAGTTGATCCGGAGTCCGCAGGAGTTGATCCGGAGTCCGCAGGAGTTGATCCGGAGTCCGCAGG